GGAATGTGGAGATGCCGTCCGGTCCTCAGACTACCAAGACCAAGCGCGAGGCGGTCGCTCTGGTAGAGCAGGCCCAGCAACGCCTCCACGCAGCGGCGCGGGAATACTGGGACCGCCAGACCCGCAACACTCACCCGGATGGCACGACCGACAAGGGTGGTCGGTGGCATCCTACGCCGGCAGAGGCCCAGCCGTGTTGCCGGGGGATCAGGACTCCATCGAGAGCGTGGCCCTGGTCTTACATGACCCACTGCCGGACGATTGCCCATCTCGCCAATCTGTACGATGTGGACATCACCGACCTCCGGCGAGCGAGCCGCTAATGAGCAGTGAGAACCACTCTCACCAGTGGGGAAACTACCTCCACACCGCTTCGGTGCTGGTCCGAAAATCTGAACAGCACCATTGCAAGTTATGCGAAGTTTGCGGCCATCTTATGTGTGAGGAGACCAAGCAGCCGATGCTTAGACCAGGGTATCATTTCGATAATCACAAGCTCTTAGTTGACCAGCTCTATACGATATTGGACAAGGCGGCGGTGGAGTACGACTTTGACCTGGATGTGGTGGACGACTTCGGCCAGTACACGAAGGACTGGGCCAACCGGCGTCTGGATGCTAGACAAAACGAACCCGGTAGTATATAATCTATACTCACTCTGTATACAAGGAGGGGCAATGAAGACGCCCATACAACGGCTGCTGGAGGCCCAGCGGCATAAGGACATCCGGGACGTTGTCCTGGACACCCTGGAGAAGCACCGGGCGACCCGCACAATGGTAGTGGATTGCTGCGCCGACCTCTCCATATCGTGGGGGACGTTCTACAAATGGTGCAGCGACCTCGACATCGAGGTCGGCGATTACCATTTCGCTCGGCGGATATAATGACGATCACCCGGTGCCTCGATTGCGGGGCGGTCGCCAGCCGGACCATTCCGAAAGACCTCCCGATCTATTGTAGGAAATGCGGCTCGGATAAACTCAGTTGGTAGGGCCGGCGTGGGCGCATCAGACCGAGGCGCTGGAGTTCATTTCCGACAAACCCGGCGCGATGCTGGCAATGGATATGGGGACCGGCAAGAGCCGGGTCATTGTGGACCTTATCGCCCGGAAGGACTACCAGAAGGTCTTGATATTGGCGCCGCTGAGTGTGGTGGGTAACGTATGGCCCGGAGAGTTTGCCAAGCACGCTCCGGGGCTTCTTTGCGTCCTGCCGCTTGTGGGACAAAACACAAAAAAGAGGCAAGAAGCCGCCGCCAAAGCTCTCGACTCCGGAAGGCCCACGGCGATCGTGATGAACTATGACGCCGTTTGGCGGCAGTCCTTCGGCGACTGGGCGATGAAGCAAAACTGGGACTTGCTGGTGATGGACGAGTCGCACCGGATCAAGGCTCCCGGAGGAGTAGCCAGCCGGTATTGTTCCAGACTGTCCGACCGGGTCCGCCACCGCGTGGCTTTGACCGGGACGCCAATGTCCCACTCCCCGCTGGACATCTACGCCCAGTATCGGGCGTTGGACAAGTCCATCTACGGCACATCATTCACCCGGTTCCGGTCCCGCTACGCCGTGATGGGCGGATACAACCGGATGCAAGTCGTCGGGTATCAGAGGGAGGCGGAACTGCGGGACCTCTTTTATTCCAGGGCATACCGGGTCGAGTCCGATGATGTCCTGGATTTGCCCTCGACCCTGTCGGTCAACCTGATGTGTGAGTTGGGCCGGGAGGGTCAGCGGTTATACTCGGAGATGGCCGACGAGTTCATCGCCGACGTGGCCGGCGGACAGATCACCGCATCGAATGCGCTGTCCCGACTCCTGCGCCTCCAGCAAATCACCAGCGGATACGGGCGTCTGGAGGATGGGACTGATGTGGAGGTGGACACCTCCAAGGCCAAAGTCCTGGAGGACACATTAACTGACATCGGCAGGGAGCCGGTGGTCGTATTTACGAGGTTTGTCCACGATCTCGACGTAGTCCACCGTATAGCGGCCAAGGTCGGCATCCCGAGCTATGAGGTCTCGGGGCGCCGCAAGGATTTGTCAGAGTGGACAAGCGGCGTGTTGGCCGTCCAGATTCAAGCCGGAGGGCTTGGGCTTGACCTTACGCTGGCCCGGTATGCCATCTACTATAGTTTAGGCTTCAGCCTGGGGGATTACAGTCAGAGCATGGCGAGACTACACCGGCCAGGCCAAACCCATCCCGTGGAGTACATCCACATCCTGGCGTCCGGCACGGTCGATGAGACCGTCATGGATGCCCTGGCCCGAAGGGAGGAGGTAATCGACCATATATTAGAGGAGGTAGCACATGATCCATACCCAACCACGGTTGAGCGACATTGTCGCGGAATACGCGGATAAGATGGCGGAGCGGCGCAAGTTGGACGCGGAGGTCAATGCGCTGAAGACCGAGCTGGCAATCCTGGAGGAGAGGCTGGTGGAGGAGTTCGGCCAGGCCGGCATCCAGAACATCAAGACCTCAGCGGGTCAGACGGTCTACCTCAACCGGGAGGTATTCGCCAAGTTGGTCGGGGACCAAAAGAAAGCCTACACCGCCCTGCGGAGGGCGGGGCTTGGGGATTTTATAAAGGATACGGTGAACGCGCAAACACTGAGAGCCTGGGTCAAAGAGATGGACGAGGTCCTCCCCAAGGGCTTGCAACCCTACATCGACATTACCGAGGTATTTAGAATGAGAATGAGGAGCAATTAACAAATGGCACTGAAAAAAGCAGAGACCTTCCTGGCGCTACAATCGAACGCAACTACCACGCTTGACGCGATCCGCGAGAACATCGGCAACGACCGGATCACCGACCGAGACCTCGACCGTATCACGGTGCCGTTGGGCGGTGGGCTTAATTGGACCGTCCCGACCCTGGAGGGGGAGGATTCAGCCAAGACCCTGGACGGGATCATCGTCCACTGGACCGCGCCGAGGGCATACTGGGCGACCGGCATGGAGGTCGGCGGGAATACACCTCCCGATTGCTCCAGCCGCGACGGGGATGTGGGCTATGGTCAACCGGGCGGGGCTTGCCACCTCTGCCCCTTGAATGAGTGGGGCAGCGCCGAGGGCGGCAGCGGCAAGGCCTGCAAGGAGAAGCGTATGTTGTTCCTCCTCCGCACGACCGACCTCCTCCCGATAGTCATCCAGGCCCCCTCGACCTCGATCCAGCCGGTGAAAAAATACCTGTTGCGGCTGGCCTCTCAGGGGATGCCGTATTGGTCGGTAGTGACGAGGCTCACGCTGGAGAAGGGCAGCAACGCCAACGGCATAGCTTTCTCCCGCATATCGCCGAGGTCCGGTGGGCCGGTCCCGGAGGAGCAGCGGGAGATGCTGGCCGAGTACCTCCACGCGATCAAGCCCATCATCGGGTACATGGAAAATGCCGACATAGAACGCGACGAGGCATAGTCTATGGAAGCGGGAGAGTTTCTAAAAACGCTGTGGGGCAACCCACCGCCGGGACAAGTCCTGATCTGGACTCTCCCGCAAAAGCGCTCGATCTGGTACAACCGGCTGGACGATGTCCAGGTGGGCGGCTTTGCCCACCTGGACGTTTACACCGGGGTCGGGGTCGCTCCGTCTGGCGTCCTACTACGGGCCGGCCAACGGGCGACCGCCGACGGGATTGAGGGGATTGCGGGGTTGTGGTCCGATGTGGACTATGCCGGCAAAGATCATGCCAAGCCGAATCTGCCGCCGACCGAGGAGGACGCCTGGGAGCTTATCCATGCGATGCAGTATCCACCAACTATTGTAGTCCACACCGGGCATGGGCTTCAGGCGTGGTGGCTATTCGACAAGCCGTGGATATTCAAGGATGGGGAGGAGAGGGAACGCGCCCAGGTTATGATCCGCGGTTGGCAGGGCATTATGGCCGAGCTGGCCGCGAAGCGGGGGTGGGTAGTGGATGCGACCCATGACCTCTCCAGGCTGATGAGGTTGCCGGGGACATTCAACAACAAATCCGACCGGGTGCCGGTCAAAGTCCTTTCCTCCGATGGGCCGAGGATTAACTGGGAGTCGTTCCCATTTGTTACGCCAGCTTATACCGCTGGCTGGATTACGCCGCCATTGCCGGACGCCACAATCGGCACCCTGACCCTCGACCCGGACGCCGAGCCGCCACTGGGAAAACTACTGGCCCTCCAGGATAACGATGCGAAGTTCAAGCGGTCGCTGAGAAGGGACCGACCGGACCTGGCCGACCAGTCGCCATCGTCCTACGATATGTCCCTTGCCTCCTTTGCGGTCATGGCGGGATGGGCCGACCAGGAGATCGCAAACCTCCTGATCTTCAGCCGCCGGGAGAATGGGGACGACCTCAAGCTCCGGGAGGACTATTACGCCCGGACCATCGCCAAGGCTAGAGGGCCTATTGAGCAAGCCGAAGCCCAGGAGCGATTGGAGGATGGGGCTTCGCTGGCCGACCTGTCGATCCTATTAGGAGTCGAGATCATCGACCTGGTGAAGCACGTTGGCGACCCTCCGGAATACTGGATGGAGACCAGCGACGGCAGCATCACGCTGGGGGGGATAAATCACATCATAGACCAGGGCCGATTCCGTAACGCTGTTGCGGATACCACCGGGCGCGTTCTCCTCAAGTGCAAGGATATATTGTGGGTGAAACGGGCCGAAGCAATTCTGGCGTGTTGCCGGGTGGTCGATATGCTGGAGATCTCACATCCTGGGAACGAGATGTCCCACTGGGTCGAGACCTACCTGGACACTCAGACCATCCTCGACGACAAGAACGTGGCCGCGGAGCAAGGCTTGCCGTTTCGACGGGCGGACGGCGCGGTCATGTTCGCGTTGAACGGGTTCCGGCAGTATCTCCGCTTCAGCATAGGGGAACAGCTATCCTCCCTCAAGCTGGGGCAAAGGCTCCGGCTCTGCGGTATTGAGCCGACCGTGGTGCGGGTTTCCATCCGGGGGAACGAGACCACGCGGAATTACTGGAAGAGCAATGGATAATCACTTCCTTATAAAGTAAGTAAAAAGAAGGTGGTACTTCATCCACTAAAGGCTAAATGGTTAAATGATTAAATGCTCAGGCGTGAGTTGTATCTGGCAGGACAACACAAAATGGTTAAACGAGCGTTAAATAAAGGGGGAAATGGTTAAATGGAGCAGCGAGTAATAGGCCCACCAGGCTGCGGAAAGACCACATGGTTGTCCCGGCAAGTGCGATTCGCGGTAGAGGCGGGGCGTGATGTCGTGGTCGCATCTCTAACGAGGGCGGCAGCGGCAGAAGCTGCGGGGCGCGATCTCCCGATTCCTCCCCGCAATGTGGGGACTCTCCACTCCCACTGTTACCAGGCCCTCGACCGGCCCTCATTGACGGTTGACAAGAAGCACATCGAGGACTGGAATGACAAATATCCGCAGTGGTCGCTGTCGTTCTCTAATGACCGTATAGACGAGGACAACCTGGATAGTTCCGGGCCATCACCGGGTGACAAGCTGATGGCCACTTATGAAGTCCTGAGGGCAAGGATGGCGACCGTCCTTCCGATAGATGTCGATTATTTCGCATCTGCTTGGAGCGCGTGGAAAGCAGAGGCGGGGCTGTTGGACTTCGCCGACCTTATCGAGCAATGCCTGGACTCTGTGCCGGCGGCGCCGGGGAATCCATCGGTGATATTCCTGGACGAGGCCCAGGATATGGACCTCCTGGAGATGAGTCTTGCTAGAAAGTGGGGAGCAGAAGCGGGTTATCTGGTGGTCGTGGGAGACCCTGACCAGAACCTCTACCAGTGGAGAGGGTCCGACCCGGAGGTCTTTGTTGAACCGCCGGTGCCGGAGGATCAGATGCGGGTACTATCCCAGAGCTACCGAATCCCAAGGGCCGTCCACGCCGCGGCGGTCCGGTGGATCGAGCGTACACCGGGGAGGATGCCGGTCGAGTATTACCCACGCGACGAGGAGGGGGAGGTCCGGCGGCTTGCCGCCGCTTGGCCGTCCCCGGCTATAATCCGGGACATGCAGAAATACCTGGACGCCGGCAAGACCGTCATGGTTTTGGCCTCTTGCGCCTATATGGTCCGGCCTTTAGTGGGCCAATTGAGGCGCGAGGGCATCCCATACCATAACCCATACCGTCGCACAAAGGGGGCGTGGAACCCGCTCCAATCAAGCCGGCGCCGGGTAACTCCGAAAGACCTGGTTCTCGCTTTCCTGAGATTGTCAGAGCAAGGACTGTGGACAGCCGAGGATATGAAGAAATGGCTGGCGGCCACCAAGATAACCGGAGTCCTCCAGGGCAATCGGGCGACCCTCGACGGCATGGTTGATGATGGGAGGAACGGGGTAGATTGGGAAAAAATTCACAATCTATTAACCGAGGAGGCCATCGAGGCGGGGCTGTCGGGTGACCTGGAATGGTTGCGGCAGAACCTCCTTGCGTCCAGGCAAAAAGGCGCGGCCTTCGCCATCCGCGTGGCCGAGGCCCACGGCGCGGAGACCCTATCGAAGACTCCGCAGATAATCACCGGGACGATCCACTCAGTCAAAGGAGGGGAGGCCGATGTGGTCTATCTTTTCCCGGACCTGAGCTTTGCCGGCATGAACGAGTGGATCGGCGGCGGGACTGCGGCGGTCCGGAGGCTGTTTTATGTCGGGATGACCAGGGCCAGGGAGACCCTGATTCTGTGCGAGCCAGCCGGCTCCCGGTCGGTGGCGTTATGAACGAATGCGTCCACTTTTGGAAGATCACGACCGCCACGCATTGAAGCGGAACTGCGGCAGCCTTTCGACCGGCTGGCCGACCCGGAGGAGATGGGCCGCTGGCTGGAGGAAATCTTGATGGAGGAGGGATGTTGATGTTATTTGATTTTCAACAAGCTATCGTAGATTGGGCTATAGAGCGTAAACGGTGCGCGATCTTCGCCGATTGTGGTCTTGGGAAAACTATCATGCAACTGGAATGGTTGCGCCGAATCGGGGGCCGTGGCCTCGTTGTCGCACCGTTGGCGGTGGCGCAACAGACCCGCTATGAAGGCCGCAAGTTTGGACTGACCGTTTCCTACATTCGCGATGCCGCGGATATAGACGGACCTGGCCTCTATGTCACCAATTATGAGATGGTCGATCATTTCCCGGCGGAATCCATAGATGCTGTGGTATTAGATGAAAGTTCGATCTTGAAATCCATAGATGGCAAGACACGTACCAAACTGATAGAGATGTATCGTGATGTGCCATATCGCCTTTGCTGCACCGCTACACCAGCACCGAATGATGTGACCGAACTGGGCAACCATGCTGAATTCCTCGGGCAAATGACCAATGCTCAGATGTTGGGGACGTTCTTCGTAAATCGAGATGGCGAATGGGATTTGAAAGGGTACGCGGTCGAGGCTTTTTACGAATGGATGGCGACGTGGTCCATGATGTTTACCACTCCGGATCAGTTGGGATTCCCGAGCGATGGCTACAATCTTCCGCCATTGAACATTCAACCGATCTTTGTGGATGTTGACCAAGCCAGTTATGCGGAAGCTACGGGCCGATTATTTGTGACTGGTATGGCTGGAGTAGAGGGCCGCTTAATAGCTCGCCGTATGACGATGGAAGAACGCGTGAAACGGGCTGCGGAGATTATTGGCGAATCGGACGAGCAATGGGTCGTCTGGTGCGGGCTGAATGACGAGGGGCGGCAACTACATCGAGCGTTGGATGATTCGGTCCTAGTAGAAGGTGCCGATGCTCTGGAAGATAAGATTCGGAATATCGGCAGATTCTTTGATCAAAGCAAGCGGACTCTTATTACCAAAGTCCGGATTGGAGGCTTTGGACTCAACTTCCAGCATTGCCACAATATGATGTTCCTGGGCCTCTCCGATAGTTATGAGCAATATTATCAGGCCATCCGCCGATGCTGGCGATTTGGTCAGGAGTCCCCGGTCAACGTGATAATTCTAACGTCAGATATAGAGAGGGTCGTTTTGGAGAATGTACAAAACAAGGAACGAGAGCATCAAACCACAGTAGCAGCTATGGCAGGACGGGTAGCTGATTATGACCGGATGGCATTGAATGGACAATCGGCAGCATCTCAAGAATACGACCTTCAAGAACCCATCCAAGCTGACAACTACCAGTTGATTCATGGAGATTGCCGGGAACAGTTAGCGGCGATGGCTCCTGATTCCGTTGATTTTACGGTATTTAGCCCACCGTTTTTGTCTTTATTCAGTTATTCCGCTGACCCACGCGATCTAGGAAATAGTCGTGATGATGACGAATTTGGAGCGATGTATCGAGGAGTAGCAGAAGGATTATTCCGTGTTTCCAAGAAAGGCCGTTTGGTGGCGGTTCATGTGGCCCAGGTGCCAGCGAAATTAGCGCATGACGGCTTTATAGGTCTAAAGGATTTCCGAGGACTCATTATCCAGATTATGACAGATATGGGATTTGACTATCACGGCGATGTCACGATTGACAAGAATCCCCAAGCACAGGCCATCCGCACCCATAGCAAAGCCCTCCTTTTCAAACAACTCAAAAAGGATGCGTCATGGCTGAGGCCCGGATTGGCAGATTTTATTCTGGTGTTTCGTAAACCCGGAGAATCTAGCATTCCCATCCATCCGGACATCACCAATGAGGACTGGGTCACGTGGGCGCATCCGGTATGGTACGGATTGAGGGAAAGTGACACTCTGAATAAGGCCGAAGCCAGGACAGATAAAGATGAGAAACATATTGCGCCCTTGCAGCTAGGGGTAATTGAGCGATGTATTCGACTTTGGAGCAATCCAGGCGATACGATCCTGAGTCCATTTGCTGGTATTGGATCGGAAGGTTATGTTGCATTAGTACATGGGCGCAAATTTATAGGGATTGAATTAAAGCCCGAATACTTCAAAGTCGCATTAAATAATCTTGATCGTGCTATCGCAGAACGGACCCAAATGACGTTGCCTTTGATAATTAGTTGATCATCTTATCTGAGTAATCCAGCGGTACATTCGACTGTTTCAGCGGGAGTTAATCATGAACGAATGCGTCCACTTTTGGAAGATCACGACCGCTAAAGGGCCGACCAGCGTGGGACGTTGCCGGCGTTGCAAAAGCACGAAGGTGTTCGATAACTACCTCAAGTACAGCGTTTATAACGGCAAGGCCGCAAAGCGGGGGTGGGTGAAATTCTAGGACCGGAACAGCGAATCCAGCGGCAAATAGTCCTGCACCTCCGGAGCATGGGCGCGTGGGTCTTCAAAGTTCACGGGTCCCCATATCAGAGGGCAGGGGTGCCGGATTTGCTGGTTGGCTATAAGGGCCAGCTCTACGCGTTGGAGGTCAAGCGGCCCGGTCAACGATTGTCGGCTATTCAAACCAAGATCATCGAGGAGATCAGGGCCTCCGGGTGTATAGCTGGCCGAGTCGAGAGCATAGAGGAGGCCGAGGAGATGGTTACGAGGTGAATACGATCCGGATGACGACAGAACTGGAGGGACACATGTGGCGGATCACCGGAGACCAGAAGCAGGGAGTATTCCGGTGTCATCTCATTGAGCTTCTGGGCAATCAGCGGCAAGATGTCCCGCTGACCAGGAAGCTAAACCAGAAGCTGAGATTGGCGGTGGCCAGGGCGCTCTGCGTGGAGGTGGATGCGGTCAAGCCGATCTCAACGGATTTGATCCTCTCATGAACTACTCAGATGCTCTTATCAGTCAGTTAACTTTGCTGGATTATTGGCAGCATGACTCCGAAGAAAGCGAGTTTATATACAAGAGATTAGACGGCCTTCTCGAAAGCCGGCGCTTGATGCCGATCTCGGCACGTTCTATACAACAAAACATAACATACATCTTCAGCCAGGCCGATACGTATTACATCTCCGAAGAAATCACCGACGTATTAGTGGGCGGATTCGACACCCTGCCCCGTTGCCCATTGGATGAGGTGCGGCCCATCTCACTTTACGGATGGGCATTTTTCCAACGGCCAATTGTCTGCCCATTTCCAACGCCGTTTGACCAGAAGTGGGAAGTTCAAGGATTGGCATGGGGGCCATTTGGCCGGAACTCCGATGAAGGGATAAATCTTAGCATATTCGTGCGGAGTCCGGGGTCGTCACACCTGGCTTGTTCTGGTATGACATCGTGGGATTGGGAAACCGGATGGGACCGTCACAGGGGAGCAACAGGGGAGGCCGGGGTGGCGGATCGTGAATTAACAATCTGGACCCGCCAGTTGGCTTTCTCGTTCTTCGCCTTCATCCGCCAGGAGTGCGTGTCGATACAGACCGAGCAGACATCACGTTCCATACGGCGACACTTGCCGAAGGCGTACAGCGCCGAGCCGGTGATCAAGGTCATTCAACTCAGACGACGCAGCCCCGCGACAACCAGTGGGACAGCCGAACAGCGGGACTATTCATGCCGGTGGTTAGTCCGGGGCCATTGGCGCAACCAATTCTACCCACTGAGAGCTTGCCAAACTTCCGATGGGATTGGAGGCCCCGGCCCTTATTTCGGTTGTGCCGTTCCAGGGCGATCTCCGCACAGCGCCCTTCCTCCCAGGTTGTCAACGCTCGTCGTTCGATATCCTCCATATTTGTGATCATACCTAACGTCCCGACGGCTGTATCCGGATCATAGCGGCCAGGGCCTGGTTTACCGGCCCGGTAGTCCAGGGCTGATGCTCACCGCGGCCCCACCGATAAACCGTCCTCCAATGGACTCCAATGTGGCGCCCGATCTCCATATATGAGAAGCCCATACCGCGTAACCGTTTTACCAGGTGGGCTGTGTCAGACTGTTCAACCATTACCATCAAGATCCCCTCCCTTCTCGCCCAGTATACACGCCAATAGCATACACACCGTTCCTGGTGTGGTCCGCACTGTCACCTGCGTTGCTGTAGGCCCCTGAAGCGGTAAGGTCTTCGGCAGCGAAACGGTCCAGCGGGTGACGTCGGCAGGCTTGGACACTCTAGGCATGTACGGTGTGTTGGGGCGGAACGAGAAGTGGGCCATCGCTAAAGAAGGTTAGGCGCTTTCAACAGGAGTTGGTAGCTAGGTTTAAGGGTATCAGGGCGATGAAAGTTAGGCACAACAATGCGCTCCATTGGAATGCTCAACCGCTTTAGCTGATACTTAGGGCTGCATCGGAACGGTAGTGCCGGTCGGATTAAGCTCTACGGTCTGGTAACTTACTGGCCAACTGTTCCCGCTAACCTCCCCGGGTTCACCTATCGTTACCGTGGAGCCGTTCCATAGACCGATAATCATAGAGGGATGTTTCACTTCATATGCAGCGATAGCATCCCTTATGACCTGAGATACTGTCTTCCCGTTCTCGCGCCCGATGGTCTCAAGGCGGACAACGTCGGCCTTGGTCAACCTGACTGATATAACAGCAGTCTGTAGTTTCGTGCCGGTCTTGGCAATCTGCGTAACATCTTTCCCCAGCTCGTATGTTTCATATTCGACAGCCATCTTACTGATCCTTGCATTAGCTCCAAAAGCCACCGGCCACGGTTCATTCCGGCCTACGTCAAAGGCCCGGACGATAAACCATTGAAGTCGTCAAAATTCTCACTTTTTGCCGTGGTCCGTTAACGGCAAAGCCTTTTATTATACACCATAAAAAGTGACATTTAAGACCGATTCAACGCCACTTTTTGATTAACGTGATAGAATGACCGCATGACTATGAGAGATAGAGTAAAGGAACTCCGCCGAGTCCCGGCGTCCGAACTCCGCGCCAATCCTAAGAACTGGCGCCGGCATCCGCCGGCCCAGGAAGCCGCCCTTCGTGGAGTCCTGGAGGACATCGGGTTTGCGGACGCGGTCATTGCCAGGGAGACTCCCGACGGCCTGGAGCTGATAGACGGCCACCTCCGGCAAGAGGTCATGGGCGACCAAGTCGTCCCGGTATTGATCGTTGACGTGACCGAGGAAGAAGCGGACAAGATGCTCCTCACTTACGACCCGCTGGCAATGATGGCCCACGCCGACCAAGACCAACTCCTCCACCTCCTACGCGACACCCAGTTCGAATCCAAAGCGGTCAACGATATGCTGGAGGCCGTCGCCAATGGGGAGCGGCTCCCGATGCCGGACTTTGAACCCGGCAGTATTGATGACCAAGGCCGGTTGGATGAAAAGGCCAAGGTCCAATGTCCAGAGTGCGGACATGAATTTACGACCTGAGTTGAGGTTGGATTGGTGTTCCCACAAAGCGGCGAGATATGCAGTCGAGCATTGGCATTATTCAGGACGGATGCCCAAGAACAAACTGGCGAAGATTGGCGTCTGGGAATCCGGAGTCTTTGTTGGTGCTGTGATTTATGGCGTCGGTGCAGGGAACAGCACCAATGGGAAACGGTTTGGGTTGGCGGAGCGGTTTGAGATGGC